AAAAACGATAATGGCTGGTCTTACTGACATTTTTTCAGGTAAGAAATTTAATTATTTTTATCCCGAACTTATCAAAAATTAATAGTATTTATCATACGAAAGGAGAAACAAGACAATGGCAACGAGTAAAAATTTTGAGTATTTAGGAAATACATTTCAATTACAACTTTTAAATCAAATTATAGTAGACAAAGATTTTTCACATTCTATTATTGATGTAATTGAGAACAACTATTTTGAAAACAAATACTTCAAAATAATCATTCAAATGGTGAGGGAATATTATTTAAAATATGATCACACACCATCATTTGAAACCCTTGAACAAATAACTAAATCTGAACTTCAGCAGGAATTAGCATCCAAGATTGTAATGGACACAATCAAGAAAATTAAGGATGCACCTATTGATGGCGTAGGTTTCGTTCAAGAAAAGGCTTTAAAATTCTGTAAACAACAAGAACTTCAAAAGGTAATGGGTCAGGCCCAAAAGATCATTGACGGAGGTGAGTTTGAAAACTACGACACTTTAGAGGAGTTGGTTAAGACAGCACTTCAAGTAGGAGCAAAAGACACATCAATGACGGATATATTTTCGAACCTTGATCAAGTGTTAGAAGAAGATTACAGACACCCAATTCCTATGGGAATCCCTGGTATTGACAGACTACTTAAAGGTGGTTTGGCTAAAGGAGAAATCGGTGTAATCTTAGCACCAACTGGTGTGGGTAAATCAACAATTTTAACAAAGATTGCTAATCACTCATTTAATCTTGGGTTTAACGTCCTTCAAGTCTTTTTTGAGGACAATCCAAAGGTTATTCAAAGAAAGCATATCACGTTGTGGACAAAGATTCACCCTGACGATTTGTCAGGAAAAAAAGACGAGGTAATGAAAAAAGTCAAAGAAGTTGAAGAGTCGATGCCAAATAAGTTGATAATGAAAAAGTTACCTTCAGATACAATGACTATGTTACAAATCAAAAATCAAATTAGAAAAATTATTTCTGATGGGATTAAAATTGACATGGTGGTTTTAGATTATATTGATTGTGTTGTTCCAGACAAAAACTTGGGTGATGAATGGAAAAGTGAAGGTTCGGTAATGAGAGCATTTGAGGCAATGTGTCACGAAATGGATCTTGTTGGGTGGACTGCAACACAAGGAAATAGGGCATCAATTTCATCAGAAGTTGTTACAACAGACCAAATGGGTGGGTCAATTAAAAAGGCACAAGTTGGTCACGTAATCATATCGGTAGCAAAAACATTACAACAAAAAGAACTTAAACTGGCAACAATCGCGATAACCAAGTCAAGAATTGGGGATGACGGAATTGTGTTTGAAAATTGTAAATTTGATAACGCAATGATTGAAATCGACACAGAAAGTTCAATGACGTTCTTGGGAATTGAAGAACAAAAAGAAGAAAGACAAAGAGAAAGGGTAAAAGAACTTATTAAAAAACGACAAGAAAAGGAGTCACAAAAGCCACAATCTCCGGTAAATAATTAAATCACAATTTTAAAAATTAAAAAAAAATGGATATTTCACAAAGAATATTAAGCGACATTACGGTGTATATGAAATACGCAAAATTTGTCCCTGACTTAAACAGAAGAGAAACTTGGGAAGAGTTGGTGACAAGAAACAAAGAAATGCACCAAAAAAAATACCCCCAAATCAAAGAAGAGATTGAGGAAGTATATCAAATGGTATATGACAAAAAAATTCTTCCATCTATGAGATCTTTACAATTTGGTGGAAAACCAATTGAGATTTCACCAAACAGAGTTTACAATTGTGCTTATTTACCAATTGATCATGCTGATGCTTTTTCAGAAACAATGTTTTTGCTTTTAGGTGGAACAGGAGTTGGTTTTTCGGTTCAAAAACATCACGTTGATAAACTACCCGAAATTAAAAGACCAAACCCAAATAGAACAAGAAGATATTTGATTGGAGATTCTATCGAAGGATGGGCTGACGCAATTAAAGTATTAATTGAATCTTATTTAGGATTAAAATCATCAACACCAATTTTTGATTTTTCTGACATCAGACAAAAAGGAGCATTGTTGGTAACATCAGGAGGAAAGGCACCTGGACCACAACCACTTAAAGATTGTATTCATAATATCACAAAAGTATTTGAATCAAAACAAGATAGTGAAAAATTAACACCAATCGAAACTCACGATATTGTATGTCATATTGCTGACGCAGTTTTAGCTGGAGGTATTAGAAGAGCAGCACTTATCAGTTTGTTTTCTGCTGATGATGAAGAAATGATTTCTTGTAAATCAGGAAATTGGTGGGAACAAAACCCACAAAGAGGAAGAGCAAACAATTCAGCAGTTTTACTTCGTCACAAAATAACCAAAGAATATTTTATGGATTTGTGGAAAAGAATTGAATTATCAGGAGCAGGTGAACCAGGAATTTATTTATCAAATGATAAAGATTGGGGAACAAACCCTTGTTGTGAAATCGGTCTTCGTCCTTACCAATTTTGTAATTTATGTGAAGTAAACGCATCTGATATTGAATCACAGGAAGACTTTGAAAAAAGAGTAAAAGGGGCGGCGTTCATTGGAACATTACAAGCAGGATATACAGACTTCCATTATCTTCGTGATGTATGGAAAAGAACCACAGAAAAAGATGCTCTTATTGGTGTTGGAATGACTGGTATTGGATCAGGAGTTGTTTTAGGTTATGATATGGAAGCGGCCGCACAGGCAGTTAAAGATGAAAACGAAAGAGTCGCTGAACTTATTGGAATTAATAAGGCGGCAAGAACAACCACAGTTAAACCATCAGGAACATCATCTTTGGTATTGGGAACTTCATCAGGAATTCACGCTTGGCATAATGACTATTATTTAAGAAGAATCCGTGTTGGAAAAAATGAAGCAATTTATTCTTATCTTGCAATTAATCACCCCGAACTTGTTGAAGATGAATACTTCCGTCCACACGACACTGCGGTAATTACAATTCCACAGATGGCACCTGAAGGATCAATTTTACGATATGAGTCCGTATTTGAGATGTTAGAAAGAGTTAAAAAAGTTTCAAAAGAGTGGATTAAAACAGGGCATAGATCAGGACAAAATAGTCATAACGTATCTGCAACAGTTTCAATCAAAGAAAATGAGTGGGAATTAGTTGGAGAATGGATGTGGAAATCAAGAAAATTTTACAACGGATTATCAGTATTACCTTATTCAAACCATACTTATACCCAGGCACCTTTTGAAGATTGTAACAAAGAAGATTTTGAAAGATTGTTAAAATCACTAAAAAATGTTGATTTAACAAAAGTAATTGAATTACAAGACAATACAAATCTTAGTGGTGAAGCGGCTTGTGCTGGTGGAGCCTGTGAAATAGTATAGTTATGACTGTAAATGCATCAAACGATTGGATACAACAATTATATGTTCAGGAGACATCAAAAAAATCTCCTGAACCTGATTTTTATGAAAATGAAAACGGAAAAATTGTTATGACCAAATCTTACCATATTAAGAGGGGTTCTTGTTGTGGATCAAAATGTTTAAATTGTCCCTACGAACCGAAATATGTCAAAGGAAATAAAATCGTAGAAAAATCACTAAGAAATTAGTGATTTTTTTTATATATCTAAACTATTTATTTGTATGTCGAATATTATTTCAGAAGAAATTCAAAAGATTAGAAAAATGATGCTCTTGGAAGAACTAGTCCAAGAAGACGGAGCCAAGAAATTAAAACAAACTTTAGATATTCTACAAAAAAAAGATAAAGTTTTACTTTTGAGTTGTTCAAACAGATTTAACTGGGATCCTAAAAACATAGACGTTCCAAAATCAAAGATACTTGCAATGTATTTGAATGAGGAACTTGGAAAAAAATCTGTATTTATGGATGTGTCAGAACTTAAAATATTTCCTTGTGAGGGTAATGTTTCAAGGGAAGAAGGGAATAGTTGTGGTGTCTTAAAATCATTATTAAAAGATAATAAAAAAAATCCTTCAGGTCATCATAGGTGTTGGGCAAGTTTAAATAATAAAACTGATGAATTATGGAAGATCAGTAAAGAATTATTTGAATCAGACGCTGTGGTATTCTTTAGTTCAGTAAGGTGGGGACAAGCCAATATGTTTTATCAAAATCTAATAGAAAGATTAAATTGGATTGAAAACATGCATACCACTTTAGGTGAAAAAAATATTGTTAAAGATATTGAAACAGGTTTTATTTGTGTTGGTCAAAATTGGAATGGTGAAAATGTCACAGAAACCCAAATGGAGGTTCATAAATTCTATGGATTCAAACCCAATAAAAAACTATATTGGAATTGGCAATATACAACCGATGCGTATGACGAAAGTAAATCTTCTTACAAAAAATCCCACAAAAAATTCATTGATGATATGGGTTTATAAAATCGGTTATTATAAATATAAATCATCGTCATAGGACAAAAAAAATATCCGATGTGTTTTTTCAAGATAGGTCGGGATTTTTTATTTAATGTAATTTTTACTTAAAAAAAACCTAACCTATATTTATATGTGATATGGCAAATGGTATTACTTATGGAATTTCTTTCCCTTTTGTTGACTCTTTCACAGGACGATATTTGGACGTAACAAATTCAACTGAAGGTGAAATAAGGGCTAATTTGGTTCATTTATTACTAACAAGAAAAGGATCGAGATATTTTTTACCTGATTTTGGAACAAGACTTTATGAGTTTATATTTGAACCATTAGACGGACCAACTTTTTCTGATATTGAAGCCGAGATAAGAAGTACGATTGGAACTTATATGCCAAATTTGCAAGTAACCAATATAAGTGTTGAACCGGCATCTGCGGGTTTAGAAGATAAAGGTTATACCGTGAATAGAGATGGAGAAAGGGAGTTTAAAGTTACAAATATCGCAACTTTAGAACACACCGCAAAAATTAAAATAGATTATCGTATAACAGATTCGGCTTTTGAATCTCAAGATTTTATCATTATCAATATTTAATATTATATGGCTGAGAAAAAAATTTCCTATACCGTAAGGGACTTTCAAGGAGTTAGAACTGAATTAATTAATTTTACAAGAACTTATTATCCTGATTTGGTTCAAAACTTTAATGATGCAGGTATTTTTTCTGTGATGTTAGATTTGAATGCTGCGGTTACGGATAACTTGAATTATCAAATTGATAGAAGTATTCAAGAAACCGTATTACAATTTGCACAACAAAAAAATTCGGTATATAATATTGCAAGAACTTATGGATTAAAAGTTCCTGGACAAAGACCATCGGTTGCTTTAATTGATTTTTCAATTACGGTTCCGGCTTTTGGAGATAGAGAAGATTTGAGATATTGTGGTGTTTTACGAAGAGGATCACAAGTTAATGGTGGAGGACAACCATTTGAAACGGTATATGATATTGACTTCGCGTCACCAATCAATGCTGAAGGATCACCAAATAGAGTTAAAATACCTAACTTTGATTCAAGTGGAAAACTATTAAATTATACAATTGTCAAAAGAGAAGTTGTTGTTAACGGTATTACAAAAGTATATAAAAGGGTAATAACACCAAATGATTCGAAACCTTATTTAGAATTATTTTTACCTGAAAAAAATGTATTAGGAATTACTAGTGTTTTATTGAAACCTGGAACTCAATATTCAACAATACCAAATCCACAAGACTTTTTAACTTTGGGACAAGAAAGATGGTATGAGGTTGACGCATTAGTTCAAGATAGAGTTTTTATTGAAGATCCAACGAAAACTTCAGATCAACCAGGTATAAAAGTAGGAAGATATATTACGACATCAAACAAATTTATTTCTGAATATACACCACAAGGATTTTGTAAAATGACGTTTGGTGGGGGAAATATTTCTGCTGATGAACAATTAAGACAATTTGCAATTGATGGAAAAGGATTTGATTTGAGTAGGTATACAAACAATTATGCTTTGGGAGCGGCTCTTTCACCAAATACTACATTATTTGTTCAATATAGAATTGGTGGTGGTTTATCAAGTAATTTGGGTATTAATACAATAAATCAAATTGGTACGGTTTCATTTGCAGTAAATGGACCTTCACAAAGTGTTAATAATAGTGTTATTAATAGTTTACAATGTAATAACGTAACTGCAGCAATTGGAGGAGCAAATCCACCAACAACTGAAGATGTTAGAAATTTGGTGTCTTTTAACTTTGCAGCTCAAAACAGAGCGGTAACCGTAAATGATTATAATTCACTTATTAGAACTATGCCATCTCAATTTGGGGCACCAGCAAAAGTTGCTATCACGGAAGAAAACAACAAAATAAGAATTAAAATGTTGTCTTATGACGCTAATGGAACTTTAACAAATGTTGTATCAAACACCTTAAAACAAAATGTTGCAAATTATTTATCAAACTACAGAATGATAAATGATTATATATCTATTGAAGCGGCAGAAACAATAGATTTGGCTGTCACAGTTGACGTAGTTTTAGATAATAGTCAAAATCAGGGAGCAATCATTTCAAAAACAATTCAAATTATTACGGACTTCTTTAATCCGTTAGTTAGAAATCTTGGTCAAAATGTTAATATCTCTGAATTGAGAAGATTAATTCAATCAGAAAATGGAATTGTAAGTATTACAGATGTTTTATTCTTTAATCAAGTTGGAGGTCAATATTCGTCAAGTCAAACTTCTATGCCGTATGCAGATCCTGTTACAAGACAAATTCAACCAACGGCAGATACTTTATTCGCAACACCAACACAAACTTATCAGATTAGATATCCAAACAAGGATATTAATGTTAGAGTTTTGAACCTGAAATCAGTAAACTTCTCTTAGTAATTTATTTTTTTCAACTTATAACTATTTTTATCAAAATAGCAAATAAACTATTTATGAAAAAACGTTTTTTTAATGGGTAAGTCGTATAGAATAAGAACTGAAGTTGGTGTAGACAAATACATAAATGTAAATTTAGAACAAGATTGGGAATCTTTAGAGATATTGTCTTTAAAGATTTTGGCAAACGATGTGTATACTCGTTTTTGTTCTGACTATGGTGTTGTCACGGGTAGAGTTTTTGTAAACGGAGGATTTGGATTACCAAACGCTAAAGTCTCTGTTTTTATTCCGTTGGATGCTGCTGACGAATTAAACCCCGTAATCTCAGAATTATATCCATATAAAACAATAACTGAAACCAACGCGGATGGTTATAGATATAATCTATTACCCAAATTACCATCATATAACGGACACGTCTCGACAGGATCATTTCCGAATAAGGGAGATGTTTTAATGGACGGATCGTATATTGAGGTATACGACAAATATTATAGGTTCACCGTAACAACAAATGAAAGTGGTGATTTTATGTTTTTTGGTGTTCCAGTTGGAACTCAAACAATCGTAATGGATGTTGATTTATCTGACATTGGTTGTTTTTCATTATCACCACAAGATCTAATACAACAAGGATTAGCAACCGAAACTCAAGTTAATGGGGCCAAATTTAAATCATCAACAAACCTAAGAGAGTTACCACAAATTAAAAATTTAGTTTTTGACGTTGATGTTCGACCATTTTGGGGTGATGCAGAACTTTGTCAAGTTGGAATAACACGAGTTGATTTTGATTTAACAAAACAAGCAAATATCAACATACAACCTACGGCGATTTTTATGGGGTCGATTATCTCGACAACTGATGACGACGCTTTAAAGGTAAGTTGTAAACCAAAAAATAACACGGGTAATTTATGTGAATTAGTTGCAGGACCTGGTGAAATTCAAGCAATTAGACAAACCATATTTTCGGATGATAATGGACTTCCGATCTTAGAAAGATACCAAATAGAACAAGAAGGAAAGGTTATTGATGCTGACGGAACTTATTTATTAAATGTACCAATGAACCTTGATTATGTTTTTACCAATGAGTTCGGACAACAAGTAATATCTAATGATCCAAAAAAAGGAATACCAACAAAAGGGAAATATAGATTTAGGTTTAAGTGGCAAAACGAACAAGGACTTCAAGGAAGTTTTCAAAGAGCAAATTTTTTAGTTCCAAATATTAAAGAATATGGTTGGAATAACACATATAATTCATCAAACGACCCATTCACCAATTTATCACCAGGAACTTATACATATCCATCAATACCTGCTGGATCAATTACGGGTTTAACAGCAACAAATAATTTTGGTGTTAATTTAGGTCTGTCACAACCTACAACAAATAATGTTAGTTCATATTCAATTTATCTTAATGGTCAATTGTATATTGGAAGTTTAAATTCAATACCTTTTAATATTGGTGATACGATACAAATTGTTGCAACTCCTGTTGATTCATCTCAACCTCAATCAATCGTATTTACATCATATCAAGAGGAGTTATTTAATTTGTTAAGATCATACGCTTTTAGTACAGATTGGGATGATTATGCTAATGTACAA